CAGGTTGCTAACAACTTGTCAGATTTGGCTAATGCTTCTACCGCAAGAGTTAACTTGGGTGTTGCCATTGGAAGTGATGTACAAGCCTACGATGCCACCATTGTTGTTGATGCTGACATCGGTGTTAATGTACAAGCCTACGATGCCACCCTTCTTAACGATGCTGACATTGGCTCAACAGTACAAGCCTATGATGCCACCCTTCTTAACGATGCTGACATTGGCTCAACAGTACAAGCCTACGATGCCACCCTTCTTAACGATGCTGACATTGGCTCAACAGTACAAGCCTACGATGCTGACACAACAACGGAAACTAATACACAGACGTTTACAAACAAAACCATAACCAACTTAGTTAACGACGGCTCAATCACAGAAGAAGTTTATGCACTAACTGGCACTGAGCTTGAACCAGATAACGGCACAATCCAGACTAAGACACTAGCAGCCAACACTACATTTACAGAGTCAGTGGCAGCGGGTCAGTCTTTGGTGTTGATGCTGAACGCTGGTGCTTCTTACACAGTGACATGGCCTACGATGACGTGGGTGACCTCTGGCGGTAATGTAGCCCCTACGCTCACTGCTAATGACACGCTGGTGTTTTGGAAGGTGGGGTCTACGCTGTACGGTGCTTACGTGGGGAGCTATGTATGAGTAAGCTAGCTAAGGCTATGCAGGCCGCTGCTGGTAATGCTGGAAAACTAAGTGTTAGCGATGTGTTTAGTACATATCTTTATACGGGCAACGGCTCCACCCGGACGATCAACAACGGAATTGACCTTGATGGTGAAGGTGGTCTGGTTTGGATTAAAGCTAGAGCGAACCCCGGAACAGACTGGCACTACTTGTTCGACACTGAAAGGGGAGCCACTAAATATTTGCATAGCAACTCGACGGGGGCTGAAGGTACTAGTGCTAGCACATTAACCTCTTTCAATAGTGACGGTTTTTCTATAGCTGGCGCAGGAGGTGTAGGGCAAACGGGTCAGACTTACGCCTCATGGACATTCCGCAAGGCTCCTAAGTTCTTTGATGTGGTGACGTATACGGGGAATGGTGTTGCTGGAAGAACTGTGGCTCATAATCTTGAAAGTGTACCGGGGATGATGGTTGTTAAGCTCCTTAGCGGTGGAGATCATTGGAATGTATGGCATGGGGCTATACCTAGCTCATATATTCAGCTAAACAGCATAAGCCCTGCAAACAGTGCTGGTGCATACAGGTGGGGTAATAACACAGTTGCTATTAGTCCCACTAGTACAAACTTTACAGTTTCCAGCGATTCTGGGATGAATGGCTCTGGCAAAACCTACGTAGCCTACTTATTTGCTAACGATACATCAGATGACGGCTTTATTCAATGTGGCAACTACTCTGGTAACAACGGAACTAGAACTATTACTTTGGGCTGGAGGCCGCAATTTGTACTAATAAAAAATTCAAGCAAAACTCCATCGTATGGAGATACATATTGGACAATGTTCGACGACAAAAGAAGCAATCTAAGTGCTGGTGTAACCAGTGATCGCTGGCTTTCTCCAGACAGAAGTAATTCTGAATCCTTTAATACTGTGATACAAACAACGGCTACTGGGTTTGAAATGAGTACTAGCACTGAAACTTTTAATCAGTCTGGAAGTTCTTACATTTACATGGCTATTAAAGCTGAAGATTAAACAAAGGTAATTTAAAATGTACATTAAAGTAATAAATGGCTCTCCAGTAAAGTATAAAATTAGCCAATTCCGTCGTGACAACCCAAGTGTATCTTTTCCTAAAGAAATTTCTTTAGATATTCTTGCTAGTTACTATATTTATCCGTATGTTCATCAAAGCATAGGCGATTACAACACATTTACACATCAAGTAGTTGAGGATGTAATTACTATTATTGACGGAGTGTGGACTCAGACATATTCTGTTGATCAATTACCATCTGAACAAGTAGCTTCAAACGTCCGTGAGCAACGTAACACCAAGCTAGCAGAGTGTGACTGGACTGCTTGTTCAGACGTGACAATGCCTGAAGCAATGACAACCTACCGTCAAGCATTGCGTGATATAACTACACAAACTAACTTTCCTTGGGAAGTTACATGGCCTACACAACCGGAGTAAACAACAATGAGTAAAGCAAGAGACTTAGCTAACTTTTCAGCAGCCACTGGTGTTGTTGATGCTGACATTGGTGTTAATGTACAAGCCTACGATGCTACCCTTCTTAACGATGCTGACATTGGCTCAACAGTACAAGCCTACGATGCCACTATCTTAGTTGATGCTGACATTGGCTCAACAGTTGCATCCACAGCAGCTAACACCTTCACCGACAAGCAGACAATGACTGCGGTGAAGATCACTACAGGTGCTGGTGCAGCAAAGGTGCTTACTTCGGATGCCTACGGAGATGCGACTTGGGAGACGGTGGCTCCGGGTGCGGGTGTGGCTACAGCGACAGCTTCAGGTGCTTTAGCTAATGGTGACTTAGTTGTTGTCAACGCTGATGGCACTGTAAGTGTTGTGGCTGAGTCATCTATACCTCAAGCCCTAGGAACTGCTGTTGTATTTGAAAGCGCTGATAGTCGATACATGTCAGCAACATATGACTCTAACGCCCAAAAGGTTGTTATTGCTTATAGGGATGATGGTAACTCTGGTTATGGCACAGCGATTGTAGGAACTGTAAGTGGTACATCAATTAGCTTCGGCACTGCTGTTGTATTTGAGAGCGCTTATAGTCTCTACATATCAGCAACATATGACTCTAACGCCCAAAAGGTTGTTATTACTTATCAGGATGATGCTAACTCTGATTATGGTACAGCTATTGTAGGAACTGTAAGTGGTACATCAATTAGCTTCGGCACTGCTGTTGTATTTGAAAGCGCTATTAGTTACTACATGTCAGTAGTATATGACTCTAACGCCCAAAAGGTTGTTATTACTTATCAGGATGATGGCAACTCTGATTATGGCACAGCGATTGTAGGAACTGTAAGTGGTACATCAATTAGCTTCGGCACTGCTGTAGTATTTGAAAGTGCTGCTAGTAGCTACATATCAGCAACATATGATGCTAACGCCCAAAAGGTAGTTATTGCTTATAGGGATGGGGGTAACTCTGGTTATGGCACAGCGATTGTAGGAACTGTAAGTGGTACAAGTATTAGCTTCGGCACACCTGTTGTATTTGAAAGCGCTGATAGTCGATACATGTCAGCAACATATGATGCTAATGCCCAGAAGGTAGTTATTACTTATCAGGATGCTGATACCTATGATTATGGTACAGCGATTGTAGGAACTGTAAGTGGTACATCAATTAGCTTCGGCACTGCTGTTGTATTTGAAAGCGGTAATAGTAGCTACATATCAGCAACATATGACTCTAACGCCAAAAAGGTTGTTATTGCTTATAGGGATAGTGATAACTCTGGTTATGGCACAGCGATTGTAGGAACTGTAAGCGGTACAAGCATATCGTTTGGCACTGCTGTAGTATTTGAAAGCGCTAGTAGTTACTTCATGTCAGCAACATATGATGCTAACGCCCAGAAGGTAGTTATTGCTTATATGGATAGTGGTAACTCTCATTATGGTACAAGCGTGGTATTTCAGAATGCTTCCGTTTCTACAAACCTAACAGCTACTAACTACATTGGTATTTCTGATGCGGTTTATTCCGATGCGACGACAGCAACTATTCAAACCGTAGGCTCTGTAGATGACGCACAATCTAGCCTTACAGCAGGTACAGCATATTATGTACAAGGAGACGGTACATTAGCAACGACAGCCGACACTATATCAGTCCTAGCCGGTACAGCACTTTCAGCAACTAAATTAATCATTAAGGGATAACATGAAAACTCTAACTAACTCAAGCAACGTCAGCATCTATCTGTTTGAAGATGAGGAAGTTCTAGACATTACGGATACAAACATCACGGTAGGTGTCCCTGCTAAGTTCATCATTAGCGACTGTAATAGCACTAACACAACCTTACATTCTAACGTTACATCTCCCGAAGAGTGGTATGGTCATAAGTACACCTATGATGGTGCTTGGGCGGCGGTAGAAGGTTGGGTTACTCCAGAACAGCCTTAATATATGGAAGACGTGACACACAGAGAGATTTACGAGAGATTAATATCTGTCGAGGCTAAGGTGGATACCAACATAGCAGAGACT